CATTGACGCCATGTCCCGCCGCTCGGCGTCTGGCGAACTCTACACCGCCCGCGAGGTGCTGTGTCATCTGCGCGGTGCCGCTGACATGCACGACTCTGCGCTGTCCGCCAAGATTGGCGCATACCTTGACGAAAGCCGCGCGGCGCACGTTGCGCTGATCTGCAAATGAGCACTCCAATCAACAACGGCGGGTCAGCGTTTCCCGAGCACTGGAAGCCGCTAGGGGAATCCGGCAATTCGTTAGGCCCCGGCATGAGCCTGCGTCAGCACTTCGCAGGGCTGGCAATGGCCGCGCTGCTGAGTCGCGAGGACACCATCGCCAACGGCGCGGAGGAGTTGATGCACCGCGAGCTTGCACGGCTTGCATACCAGCAAGCCGACGCCATGATTGCCGCAGGGGAGGCAAAATGACACGCGGAGGCAAACGTCCCGGCTCAGGCCGCAAGCGCAAGCCCGCGCCCGTGGCACTGTGTATGCGCCTCTCGCCGGAATTGCACGCCGCATGGCTGGCGCGGAAGGGCACGACCAGCGGGCCGAAATTACTGAAACACCTACTCGAAAATGGCCGCTAAACGCAAACCCGATGCCGCGCCGGATGCCGTGCAGGAACTCGCCGCGCCTGCCGTGCTCAAGCGGCTGCAAATGGACGCCGCGAAATTCTCCGCGCAAATTGACGACGCGGAGGCTCGGCTCGCCGCGCTCGGCGAACTCAGTCCAAATGCGGCGGAAACGAAGGACAACCGCGAGCAAATCGCGCGGGTGGAGTGCGAGCTTATCACGGCGCGCGACAACTTCGGCAAGACGGCGAAGATCCTTCTAGCCTATGATCGCGGAGTCGCGACTGAGCGGAAGGATGGCGAGAAGATCAGCGTGGAGGAAGCGCGGGAAATCTTCGCCCAGTTGATCCTCACGATTGACCTCGCCCTCGAACAGCGAATCATCGCCGATGCCCAATCCGCCGCGCTGTGCGACTCGCCAGAGGCTTTTCACCGCGCATCCGCTGACAACTGGCGGGCCGCGAAGGACGGGGCGCTGGCGAGCGCGAAGGCAGATTCCGTGCTGCCGAAATGGTTGACCGTATGATAGCCTACACTCGCGAGCGTAACGCCGTTTTTCTCAGGCCAGACGGAAGCGTTTTCCGCCGCATCCTCACGGAGACGGTGCGCGTTGCGCCAAGTGGCGAGCATGTGATTGAGGCGCAGCCGTGGCAAGGCGTGGAACCGTCCGACCGCTTGCTATCGTGGGACAGCGCCGCCACAATTCGACGCGAGGAAGTCGCCGCATGAAACGGTATTGGAGCACGCAGCAGCCCCGCGAAATGACGGCGGACGAGGCCAAGGAGTGGCACGCGTTTGACGCGAAATTGACACCGCAGGACATCATCGAAATGCAGACGATTGATGCGGATTGCAATGACTGCGCGCACTTCAAGCGGGGGGCGATTGTGGACAAAATCCCTGCTCTTTTTCCGAAAGGCGGCACGCTGCACCTTGGCGCGGGGAAATACTTCGATGGACATTGTGCAAAAATCGACAAGCCAACGCGAGCATTCCCGACTCAATACAGCGGACGAGAATGCTTTGAGCATCGGCGCGCAAATTTAATCGCATGAAAACGCTCGACTTCGCCCGCGCGCAAATCCGCTTCGACAAATCCAGCCCAATCACCGGGCCGTTTCGCGATGAATACTATCCTTTTCTCAGAAAGCCCTTTGAGGCGGCGGATGACATTTCATGCAAGCGGCTAGTCATTTTCAAGGCGTCAAGCTGCATGGGCACCGTCGCCGGGCAAATCATCAACTTGAAGCGCATCGTGTGCGACGTGGGCGACCAGATGATTGTCTGCCAGACCGATGACGACGCGGCGACATGGGCAAAGACGCGCGGGAAGGAATGGATACGCTCTAACCCCGACGCCATGCGGCTGCTATCTCGCGACAAATACGCGATGACCAACGATCTTGTGCTTTTCAGGTCGAAATTTCTGCAAATCACCGGCCCCGGCATATCATCCGCGCAGTCTGTGCAGGTGCGTTACTGCCAGACCGATGAGAGCCATCTCGAAAGCTACCCAGACGGAAGGCTCATCGAATTTGAAAAGCGCATGGGCGGGCGATGGGACAGGCAGGGCACGCATATCACCACGGCACCGGATGAAGGCCGCGAGGTTGCGACGTTTTACCTCGCAGGACAGCAAGACGAATGGCACTTCCGCTGCCCGAAATGCGAGCGGCTAGTGTGGCCGCTATGGGGCGAAGATTCAGGGAAACATTACAACGGCGTGAAAGTTTTTGGTTTCGATTCGATGCGCGATAGCGTCGTTTTTATGTGTCCACATTGCGACCATATTTTAAACGACACCGCGCGCGACCGTTACGCACTGAATAAGGACGGCGATTACGTCGCGCAGAATCCAACGGCACCGCCAGAGACGCGTAGCTTCCGCTGGAGCGTATTCGCCGCTCACTGGATTTCATGGCGGGAAATGCTCATCGAAAGCAACAGCGCGATGGACGCCGCGAAGCTCGGCAATTTGAAGCCGTGGGAGGATTTCGAGAAAAAACGCCTCTGCAAAATCTACGTGCCGCGCCTGCCAGATTTCGGCGACGCCAAGGGCAATCGTGACTACCGGCTCGGAGACGTGTGGCAGCCGGGGGGTGAGACATTGCGTGTCCTATCCTGCGACCCGCAGGCGGGCAAGGCAGGCGAACCAGCGCACCGGCACGCGCTTGTGACTGAGTGGGATCGGCAAGGCAACTCGCGCCGCGTGTGCTACCGGCGCATAGATACGGCAGCGCAGTTGCACGAAATGGCCGCTGAGTTTAACGTGAGCGAAGGCAAGCCGGGTAAAAATTCGCACGTCATAATTGACAGCGGGCACGAACCCCGCCGCACGTTTCGGGAGTGCGGGCAATTCGGATGGTATGCGTTCAAGGGGAGCGACCTCCAGCAGTTCCACGCCATCAAGCAGGGCATCGGCGCGGACGCGATGAACGTCACTCATCCCATGCCGTATTCGCAGCCGGAGCCGCAATCCGGCGTTGTCGGCGAGGCACTGCCAAAAAGCGCACGCAAGGTCAAGGTTGGCCGTTTGCCGGATGGGTGGGCGTATTGCATTACGTCGCACAATCCAGAACTTTACGGATACCTTTACGCGCTCATTACGGGCACTTCGGGCCGCTATTTCGGGATCGCGCAGGACATGCCGGAGTGCTACGTAAAAAACATGCCGGGCTTCATGCCGTTGATCGAGCCGGACAAGAAAACGGCGACGGTGAAAAAAATTGTGTGGAAAAAAATCCGCGAAGATCACTATTGGGATCTCGAAGTTTTAAGTTTGGTCATTGCCATTCGCAGCGGCTTCTTCCCGCTCGGCAAAGAATCCGAGATTGACACGCCGCCGACGCCCGTGTAAATACACGGCAAACCATGCCATCTCCGCAACGTCTTTACCGCCATTATTCCACGCCCGATTTGGCGGCTGCGTTCGCGACGGCCAAGAAGGAACTGGAGGAGTGCTGGCAGTCCGTTGGAGGGGGCGCAAAGAGCGGCACAAAGGCGATCACGGATGCCAAGTTGAGGCTGCATGAGATTAACGCGGAAATGGATTTTCGGGCGGGCATTATGACGACGAAAAAAGTGAACATGGATTTGACCGGATACAAATGAGCAAGCGCAACCGATACCAGAAACGCGACACGGCAACACTTGAGCGGTCAAAGCGCAGCGGCCTCGCGCTCGCTTCGATGGCTAGCTATGATGGAGCGATGCCTGACAAGACGCGGCAAATGTCGAATCGCATCGGCACGAATCCAAACTCGGCATACGCGCAACAGCAGCGCGTCACACTCATGTGGCAGGCCGAGGACCTAGTGAAGAACAGCGACTGGGTTTCTGTCTGCTATTCGCTCAAACAATACTGCCAGCCGATTGGCTACCTCGCACAGACCGGCGACCCGGCGCTTGATAGCGAAGTAAATCAATACATGCGGGAAGTGATGAAGCGCGGAGGCATTAACCAGTCCGCGCTCTCCGCTTTTTCGTGCGCCGCCCACGTTGAAATGCCAGTGCGCGGTGATTCGATTCTGGAGCGGTATGACGACGAAACGCAGCTTCGTTTCATCGTTCGGTGCGCCGATCAAATTGGCGAGCTTTACCGCTTCGTAAATCCTGCCAGCTACGGTGCCGAGGCATTCGTGCAACCTCCCGCGCCGAGCGTGCGCTACATTGCCGGAATTTTCCTCGCGCCGAACGGGATGAATGAAGCGTTCAAAATTTACGAGCGCGGATACAATCAGACCTACCTCAACCCGCAAATCGTCCCGGCGTGCAACGTCATTTTCTTCCAAGACAATCTGTTCGACGGGCATCGCGGAGTCACCAAGTTTGCGCCTGCAATCCAGAGTATCCAGAAGCGAAACAAAATCTGGCAAAGCGGTATGGATAGCATGGCGATTCAGTCGAAGATTGCAGCCATTGCCAGCAACGCCAGCGGCTCGCCAGACCCGCTCGACTACGAGACGACCGCGAACTCGGACGGCACCATCACCTACACGGAAAAGATGGCGGATGGCGCAGTGGTGAAATACCAGTTCAGCGACGGGGACTCGTATCAGTTTATGAAGTCGGAAGCTCCCGGCCCCGCGCTTTTGCAAGGGCTTGACTACTCAGACGAGCGCACATGCCTCTCGCTCGGATTCCCCAAGGCATTCCTGATTTCCGCGCGCGATGGCGGCGGCGCTCCTACGCGCTTCGACATGAGCCGCGCAGGGCGGGAAATCATGCGCCTTCGCAATGACGTGTATCTTCCGCGCTTGGAGAAAATGGCCTATCTGTTTTTGATGGACGGCATCGCTCGCAAAAAGCTACCCGCCCGCGCTGGCGTGCTGAATGGGCATTGGCACTGGCCTTCGCTGCCCACGGCAGATGCCTTTAGGGACGACAAGAGCGACGTGGAAGCGATGCGCGCGGGCCTCACGACGCGCACGGCTATCATCGCGAAAAACGGCGACGGCACGTTCGAGGACGTTCTTGCGCGCGGCACGCAGGAAGCTATCGCCATCGAAATGGCAACGCAGGATGCGAATCGCGAGCTTGTGAAGCGCGGATACAAGCCCACCGTGGCAGACCTGAACATTGCGCAGGACACGGCGAACCCCGCACAGCAACCGGAACCCGCGCCCGATGCGAACAAACCGCAAGGCGAGGCTCCTGCGAACGCTACGGCGGCACTGGCGTTTGACGAGGGCAAGCATCCCCGCGCCGATGATGGCAAGTTTGGCGAAGGCGGAGGCGGAAAGGCTGACGAGACAGGCGAAGGCGCGGACGGAAAGCAAAAGCCAGTCTCGCAAATGTCCAAGGGCGAAAAGAAAACGCACGACATGCGGAAAAAGCTGGAAGCCTTGCGCGCGAAAAATGCGGAAGGCGCAAAGAAGCTCGCCGACACAAATGCGCGCGTCTCGGAATTGCACTCACAACTTGTGGAGCAACTCAAAGCCGGAACCGGCACGGCGAATGACGACTTGAAAAAGACCGTGAGCGAACTCGGCGCGAAGATTGCGGAGACAAAGATGCACACCAAAACCATCCAGCACGCGCTGCGCGGGGAGGACATTGCCGCCGATGAGCATGGGCAAGATTCGCCGGAGCATGAGGCGGCACGGAAGCGCACGGAATACGTTGCAGACAAAGCGAAATGAAGCCTATCCCGCACACGCAGATTGCAAGGCTCCGCGCATCGCGAGACGTGCGCGCAAAGGAGCTGGCCGGGGAGCTAGGCGTTCATCCGGTGCATTTGTCCTACGTGGAAAACGGGCGCAGGCAAAGCGCAAGCCTAGTGCAGCGCGCGGTGGCGTTTCTCTCGGCACTCCCCGCGAAAAGATAACGCGTTAAGCGTCGCCGCTTTACGTCATAGCATGGCCGCGCTAGACATGCGCCGTGCTCGCAACCTTTCAAGCAACTTTTCGCAAACCGGAAATCACGGCGGATGACCGTGCCGCTGGAATCATCCGAGGCGTATATGTCATGGAGCTTGGCAAGCTGGCGCAGTTTTCCGCCCGCAGGGACGACGGCACGAAAACGCATAGGGCTGTAACGCTCGACGATGCCCACCTTGCCGCTTTGATGAACCACGCGGGCAATCGCAGCATCCCGGTTCACATGACGCATTCCCACACGTCCAAGGAGCAGGATGGGCTTGTGACGAAGGCTGGCGCGCTGAAAGGATTTTATCGCGACGATTCCAAAAACCTCCGCGCTGATTTGCATCTTGCTCCCGGCGCAACTCGCGAGACGGCGCTTTGGCACGCGGAGAACGACCCTGAGAACTTTATGCTCTCGGCGGTCTATTCGTTCCTTCCCGATGACCCGCTTTGCATCCCGCAGGATTTTCAAGCCGCCGACCTTGTGGAAAAAGGCGCGGGCGTCACTGCACTTCTCGCAGCCGATTTAACTACCTCACCTATGGACGAAACCACCACACCTAATGTTGACGACCTGCTCTCGAAATTGAGCACAGCTTGTCAGGCCGACCCGCACACGCTCGCCGCAGTCAAGGCGATGCTCAAATCCATCGAAAAGGCTGACAAGCCCGAAGATGAAACCGAAGTCACGGAAGTCGTGGAAACCCCGAACGATGACGCCGGAGCCGTCGCAGCTATGGCCGCGCTGGAAAAGAAGTTCGAGGCTCGCCTAACCGCGCAGCTTGCCGACTTCACGAAGGCGCAGGAGAAATCCAAGGCTGATTTGCTCATCGAAGCCAAGGCGCAAATCATCGCGGAACTCGGAAGCGTCAAAGTTCCCGCTGAAAAATCCAAGGCCGAAACCGCGCTTTTCGGTATGCAAAAAGTCAAAGCAGCAATCACCGCCCAACTCGAAAAACAGAAAAACTAACTACCCTACACAATGGCATACTCATACCTCACCATGCTCGACCTCGCGAAGGTCAACGGCTCCGATCAGACCGTTGGACTTATCGAGGAAAACCTGAACGCCGCACCGGAAGCCGCAATTCTTCCCGCGCGTCAAGTTTCCGGCACGTCCTTTAAGTCGCTTGTCCGCACCGCCTACCCTTCCGGCGCTTTCCGCTCCGCAAACGAAGGCGTTGAGCCGGTCAAAAGCACCTACCTCAACAGGACGCATGAGACGTTCTACTACGACCTGCAACTCGAAATGGACGCGGCTATTGCCAGCGCCGACGAGAATGGCCCTGAGCACGCCCTCGCTATGGAAGCGGACGGCGCGGCGCGCGGTTACATGCTCGACATTGGGCCGCAAGTCTGGTATGGACGCGGCACGAACGGCGACGCCAAGGGATTCCCCGGCGCGAAGGAAGTCGTGGATTCCGACCTTGTGCTCGACGCCACAGGCAACACGGCTGACACCGGAAGCTCCGTGTGGGCTATCTGCGCGATGCCTAAGTTCTTCGAGCTTATCTTCGGCAAGAACACCGTGCTCGAAGTCGGCGAATGGCGCAAGCAGACCATCACGCGCAGCTCGAAAGAACTGACTGCGTGGAAAAACTCGCTGGAAGGTTGGGTGGGCGCGGCGTTTTATTCCAAGTTCGCAGTCGGCCAGATTAAGAATCTGACCGCGCAGAGCGGAAAGACGCTCACCGACTCGCTGCTTTCGCAGCTCATCCAGAAGTTCCCGATTGGCGTGAAGCCGACGCACTTCTTCATGAATCGCCGCTCGCGCCAGCAGTTGCAGGCGTCGCGCACGGTTACTCTGTTCGGACAGGGCACGACCCGCCCGAATCAGGAACTGCTCGCGCCGATTCCCGACAGCTATGACGGCATCCCGATTATCTGCACGGACTCCATCCTGAGCACCGAAGCAATCGCTTAACCTCAACCACTAACTAACACACCATCATGGCTAACGAATTCGGACGTAATATTCAAGACGCGGTTTTTACCACGTCTAAGGCGCTCCCCGCAGCATCGGCAACCAATGTCTCTGACTCCTTTGACCTCGGCAATGTCGGGTTCAAGCCGGAGGAACTGGAAGTCGAAATCAGTGTGCCAGCAATGGCGCTCCACGTCACCGCGAACAACACGACAATCACGCTCCACGACAGCGCCGACAATTCCAGCTTTGCTGAGGTTGTCCCGATGACGCAGGTGAAGGTTCTCGGCGTTGTCAGCACTGGCAGCGTCGCGGTTCTTTGCCGCTTCCGCCTGCCTCCCAACACCCGCCGCTACATCGCGTTTTCGCAGACGTGCGGCGCGACGGACACGCTCACGGCAACGTCCATCACCTACACGCTCCGCTTCTAACCCACACACAATCCACCTAAGACGCCGCGCTGTATCATTGCGGCGCGGCGTCTTTCTTTTTCCTACTTACTAAAATGGCTGCACTCTCACAAACTCCCGCTTCGGTTCTTCGCTCCGTCAACGGCGTCATTGGCACCGGCATCGCCGCTGCTGGCGTCACGATTGTTGCCGGTAACATGGTATCACTCGACTCGGCTACCAACACCTACAAGCTCGCCGACGCGAACGTCAGCGCCGTCAAAGTTCCTGCTGGAATGGCGCTCGGCGGCGCAGGGCCGGGGCAACCGTTTTTCTTCGTGAGCGGCCATAGTTCGCTCACGCCGGGATGCACGATGACGGTTGCAAATGTGATTTACCTTTCGCCCACGGCGGGGTCAATCACTGAGACTCCGGCAGACGTGGCAAGCGGTGAATGGCTTGTCCCGATTGGAC